CTCGGGGTTAGTCGCCTCCATACCCGAACAGGGCCTGGACGGCGGCGCGCTCGTCGTTGACGGCGGGCTTCTCGGGCTCTACGCCCTGATGGGGAATGACCGGGCCAGAGCCCGTGATGAGCGGCTTGAGGATCGCGGCGTGAGCCTCGAAGTCCTCCTTGGTGGAGCCCCGCAGGACGTCCGCGGGCACGCCGGCGGCCTTCGCGACCTCCGCGCGCCAGGTCTCGACCTGGGTCTTGGTCTCGTACTCGGAGACCTTGCCCTCGGCCTGCTCTGCGCGGGCGATCGCATCCGCGAGCGCCTTGTCCGCCTCGGCCTTGACCGCGTCCACCTGGGACGCCTTGGCCTTGAGCTCGTCGTAGTCAGAGAACTTGGCCTCGACCCGCGCAATGCGGTCCTTCACGAAGCCGTCGAACTCGTCCTGCGAGTTGATCGTGACGGGGAACTCCATTGCCACTCCTTCATGCCCCGATTGACCGCTCGGGTAGGCGTAGAACCCGCGGGTGCGGGTGGTCAGTGGATGCCCTGCTCTTGACGCAGCGCCGAGAGGATGTCCTTCGTGCGGTGGCTGCCAGCGACCGCACGCGCTTCCTCGTACTGGGCGTAGAGCGCGTCGGGGTCGTACCCCTCGGGCAAGTCGTCGGTCGGGAAGATCGGCGTCGGGACGCAGTCGCAGTCGCCGTGGTAGGCGTTCATGCCCTGCTTGCCAGCGGCGGCTTCGGAGAGGTACACGGGCCCGCGCGAGGCGAGCATGAGGCAGAACGCGCACGTCTCAGCGCCGCTCGGCACCCGCGCCCACCGCGGCTTCCACGGGTCACGCGAGGCTGACTGGACCAGAGTGTTGCGACCCGCCTGCAAGACGAACCGCGACACCTCGAGCGTCAGGTGCGGCAACATCGAGGACGGCGCCTCAGTGAACAGGTGCCCCGCGCCGTAGCGCGTGGACCCCTGCACCGCGGCAACCTCGGCACCGCTCGCCATCTGCGCCCGGTATCCGCCGGGGCCACGCTGCGCCGCGCGCAGATCGTCGTACCAGTCGGCCGCGACGCTCGCCGCCACCTCGCCGTACTGCTCGACGAGGGCCGGCATGAACTCGAGCAGGAGATCCCGTGCGCGCTCCGGCCGGGTGAGGTCAAGTGTCGACCAGAACGCCTGCAGGTCGCGGCGAGCCAACGTCACGAGACCGCGGTTGGCCGCCTGCAACGTCTCGACGTCAGCCCTCGACGGCATCGGGGACAGCCTCTGCCGCGGCCTCGGCCGCCTCCTGACGGCCGGCGGCGATCAGGGCCGCAAGGGTGCTGCCACCCTGCGCGCGGCGCTTATCCGCCAATAGGCGCGTGATCTCCGACGAGGTGAAGCCCGCCATCTCGAGCGCGACCTCAGACTCGCCGATCCATGGGAACACCGCCGACAGCTTCACCAGCGCATCAGCAGCCGACCCCGGTGACGTGAACTCAGGCTTCGCCCACGACACATCCAGACGCCGCAGCTCGTCCGAGCTCGCACCGCCATCACGCAGGCGCACGATCCGCGCACCCACACGACGCAGCGACGCCGTCATGATCCGGTTCTGCCGCTTCGCCGTCGACACCAGCCGTCGGTCATCCGCGTAGATCGCCTCAGCAGACGGAGGGTTCTCCGTGATGATCCCCAGCGACGACACCGGCACCCCAGTCGCCCCCGAGAACTGCGAGGCGTACATGCGGTACTGATCCGTCAGCGGCTGCATCGTCATCTGCCGAACCTCATGGACGGACGGCGCATCGCCATCCTCATCCTTCGTGAAGCCCGTGATCCGATCGACTGCCATCTGCCACTTGCCACGCGAGAACGCATCCTCGGCGACCTTCGTCATGATGATCTTCGGCAGCGTGTAGAAGTCCGCGCCGATCTCGCCGCGCACGATCGTGCCCAGCGCATGGTCCGTGATGTTCATGACCGCGCGCGAGATCCGCGAGCGACCGAACGGACGGTCCAGCTGCGGGTCATACGCCAGCGGCTCAACCAGCACCTCACCGAGCGGGTTCGGGCGACGATCCGCCACCCAACCACCCGACGGCCGGCGCGAGCACAGCAGCACCACATGAGGCAGGTAGACGTCCATCGACGACGGGCGCCCCTGGTCATCCACACCCGTGATCGCCAGCGACGCCGACACCGTCCGACGACGCTTGTCCCACAGGCCAGCAGACCACTCCGCAGAGCGCGCCATCACCAGCACCTCGGGCTCACCCGACCGCACGTCACCGCGCGCCGTCGTGATGAACGAGCACGAGTGCTTATACGCCGACGTGATCGCCTGCGGCAGCTCGAGGTCAAACCGGTTCGCGTCCAGGATGTCCGTCAGCTCAAACGGGTCCTGGTCATCGCCAGGGGAGACGAAACCCTCGAAGATAGAGCGCTCGGCCAGGGCGGACACAGCCTTCTCCGGCCAGTCCAGCACCGCACGAATTCGCGCCATCGCCTCAGCGGGGATGTTCCCCGACGGCTTCAACGGCATCTTGCCGTCGTAGTACACCGACCGCAGCATGTTCCGCGGCTGCTTCTCACGCCACCGAGCCACGAGTGCGCGAACAACATCCAGCTCGGCGTCAGTGACGTTCGACATCACCCGCGGCAGGAAGTCATCCAGAGCAAGGGAGGATGCGACAGCGACCACAGAGCACCGCCCCTCACAGCATCACTTGCTTCCGGTCAGGTCTGCGCCTACTCGTCCGCGCGCCCCAGTACGCCAGCCCCACGGCCTCGACCGGGGTCTCATCGCCATCAGGGGTGGTCGTCGTCCAGCCCCACGCGCCGTCGTTCCCACGGGCCTTGCGGTCACACACGGCCACCGAGTCGTCAAGAGCCTTCTGGCCCTCCGACGACAGGTGCGTCACCGTGCCGGCCTGCACCGCCTCATGGAACATCGAGCACGACGCCAGGTAGTCAGGCGTCGTCGCCAGCCGCAGCACCTTCGCCGGCACACCCGCATCACGCAGCGCCTGGTACAGCGCCGACGCATGGGAGCGACCAGAGATCGTGACCTGCGCAGCCTCACGCCAACGCTCAGGCTTCTTGGGGTCCGTCGTGAACCACCGCGCGAGATCCTGCACGCCCTTGTCCGTCGACCCCGACTGCGCGTCGATGAGCTCAACGTGCACGCCATCGTCATGCTTGAGCGCGCCAGCCAGGGCCACACGAGCACCGTCGAAGGAGAACGCGACACCGTAGGAGCGAATCCCGGAGGCCGGGGGGGTGTCGACGGCTGTCGCGCGCCACTCGTCAGCCGAGATCAGGCGCTTACCGGCACCCTCACGCGCCCATATGCCCAGACGGTCCAGAGCGAACCGATCAGGCGGGTACGTCTCGTACTCGCCCTGCACGACCTCATGGTTGATCCGCACATTCCACGCCGGGTTCGCCGACCACCGCGTGAACTCCGACGCCGGGTCATAGTCCGGCGCGTCAGGATCCGCAGACCACTCGAGCCACGCAACAGCGTTCGACTTCCCCGACATCGCAGACGCCCGGACCGAGCCGAACACCTCGCCGTCATCCTCAGGGGTTGGCGGCGTGCCCAGAAGCCACACCTGCGGGTTCGGCATCGCTGACATCGTCGAGTTGATCGACACCCACGCCCGCTGCGACAGGATCTGCGCCTCATCCAACATCAGGCAGTCCGACGAGAAGCCACGAGAACCAGCACCAGACCGAGCCTTGAACTGGATCGTCGCGCCATTCGTGAACTTCACCGACTCGCGGTTAAGCGCATTCATCACGCTCTTCACCCGCGCCCGCAACGAAGCGTTCGCGTCCGCGTCGATGATCTCCATCAGCTTCGAGAACGACTCACGCGCCGTGTCCTGCTGATGCGCGGAGATCACGATCTTCCGCTCACCAAACAGCAGTGCGCCGGCCAGTGCTCGAGCCACCAGGAGTTGAGACTTGCCGTTCTGCCGCGGAACCGACAGCCCCACACGACGAGCAGACCAAGTCGCGTCCGGACGTTCGCCCATCGCGGCCTCAAGGACCAGCGCCTGCCAGTCATCCAGGTCCACACCGAACGCCGCC